TAGGTTAACACAGGAACTAACAGCTCCAGACGCTAAAGCTAGTGATCGTATACGTGTTTCCGAGCTTCTAGGTAAATACTTGCAAATGTTTAGGGATGCTAACATAACACAAGTGGCTATCTTTCAAGGGTTTACTGATAAAGACTTGCCAACACTAGATACTAGCAATGGCGTTGATGTATCTTCCTCAGGCACAGAGGGTTAAGTAACTACCTATAATAAATATTATGTAAGCTTGACCCCTTGTAAGCTATTGATACATAACAAGATATAGATTGATTTAAGCACATAATATAAAGAATGCTTATAATGGGTAGGTGATAGCCACCCACCCCCAAGGGGTCTTGATGTGAGTATAATACCACTCACTAAGTTGCTCATAATTTTCAAAATGGAGGTCTTATGCCAGCACACTATCCGGAATTAAACGGCATAAACAATAAATGTGCCAAATGTTCACAAACTTCCTTAAAATGTAAACAATGGCAACAAGTGAAAGTAATCGTCTGCCCAAATTGGAAACCCATACAACATCAAGGGGGAGAAAAACCGACTTTGTAGTGCAAATTTGGGCGATAAGAGCTTGTTGACCGTATTGTATGTCTTTTTGAGTTCGTGTCTTAAATCGCCTAAAAGGGGGTTATGGATAAACAACAAGCACTAGCTTACTATAAACTGTTTTCTGGGTCTTTTTTGGAGTTTTCTAAGTATTTCTGTAAATCGTTCTTAACTTCGGAAATCCCCGATTTTCACAAAGAAATCTATGATTTACTCCCTAAACAGGGAAGATTGGTCATTGCTTCCCCCAGGGGGCACGGTAAATCTACCATTTGCTCTGTATTCTATCCGATTTGGTTGGCTCTATTCCAGAAACGTGCTGATATAACCATCATAAGCGCAAGCGAGAGCCTGGCGATTGAATGGTTACGCAAGATTAAGAGGGAATTTGAGACCAACCAAGCTATTATCGCCTTTTTCGGGGATTTGAGGTCTGATAAGTGGACAGAGAACCACATTATCCTTAAAAACGGCAAACGGGTGAATATACGTGCACGGGGCGCAGGGGGACAAATCCGTGGGTTTAGACCGGATTGCCTGATTTGTGATGACTTAGAGACTAACGAGAGTGTAGAAAGTGAAGACCAGCGTAAGAAGCTGAAAGATTGGATATTCAAGGATTGTCTTAATACTTTGATGCCGGAGGGTCAGTTTATAATCATCGGCACAATCATACATCCATTATCCGTGCTGGCTGACCTTCTGGCTGTTGACAACGGCTGGGAGAAACGCAAGTATCAAGCCTATTTAGACGGCAAACAGGTAGCCGGAAACGAACTCTGGAAAGACCTCTGGAACCACGAGAAACTTCAACAAAGGAAACGTGAGATAGGTTCCTGGGCTTTCGCTTCCGAGTATATGAACAATCCGGTGTCTGATGAGACCGCACCCATAAAAGAGGGTCAAATCAGGTATTGGAAGGAATTCCCTTTAACTTATTCCTCGGTTCTGGCGGTTGACCCCGCATACTCGGATGATGAGAAGGCTGATTTCAAGGTCTGTTCTCACGTGGCGATTGACCAGCAGATGAACCGCTATTTAGCTTCGTATGTCAGGACGCACGCTCCAATAGGCGAGTTTCAGGACTCTATCATAAATTTATGGTTACAGAACAGAGGAACTATCACCGCAGTCGGGATACCTAATTCTGGGGTGGAAAAGGCGTTTTTTGACAGTTTCCTTAAAAAATGTGATGAGAGGAAACTTTACCCTCCGATTGTAGAGCTTAAAAATGCTTTTACGCAGACGGGAACCACAATAAGTATGCGGGGCAAGAAAGCCCGTATCACCGCTGCCCTACAACCGTTATTTGAGCAGGGGAAATACTTTATCCACCCCGACCATCTAGAAGCAAGGGAGGAATTACTGACCATCGGTTCTTCAAGGTGGGATGATGTAGTCGATAGTTTAGCTTATGCGGAACAGATACTTACTCCTTCTTACGTGGATATTGATTTAAAAAAGGATTATTCGGAAGGGTTTTCACCTAACAAGGTAACATTTGGATACGGAGACGATTGATGCCAAGAAATAAGAAAGTAGTTGAAAAAGCAAAACCTAAGCCAGCAGTCACTAATAGTGATACTGACGATAAATTGCTTAAGCATATAGATGGGATTATTGAGGAATCTGTCTCTAACACCGGAAACTGGTCTAGTAACCAGGAGAAGTGGCATAAACTCCGTATGCGTATCAAGAAAGTCAAGACCTTCCCATTCGCTAATTGTTCTAATATCCGTATTCCTACCGCAGAAATAAAGATTCGTAAATTAAAGGCGGCACTCTATAACGTAGTTTTTGGTATTCGTCCAGTAGTCCAAGTCGCCCCTTCGCCTTCAGGGTCAGAATCGGTGGCACGCAAGATAGAGAAGTTCTTAGACCATTTGATTATGGACATAATTAAAATCCAGAAAAGGGCAGTCATCGCCATAGACCAGGAACTTGAAAGAGGATTTTACTTACTAAAACCGTTCTTTAGAGTAGAGATTATGAAGCGGGTCGAGGATTTTGACTTAGATGACCTTTCTGTGCAGGAAGCGATGATGTTGTTTTCTTCCCAATCTTCCCCAGAACAAATCAAACAAGGGATTATTGATAAGTTAGAAGTAGATATGTCCGAGAAAGTAGCCGAAGAAAACACCGCCGAAATAGAAAAAGTAGTTGGTGAGATACTTTCCGGCAAAGACAAGATAAAGATTAACTTGCAAGATGTAATTTATGACTTTCCCGATGTGGCATTAGCAGACCCCGAAAGGGTCTATGTCCCCACAGATTCGGGTGTTGACCCCCAGGGATGCCAGTTTATTGTCCACGAATTCTTCCTTCCCCTCCACCAAGTCAAGAAAAACGCAGAATTAAAGGGATGGAGCAAACTGTCGGTTGATGACATTGAAGACCTAAAGGACATAGATATAGACACTTCCACCGATGTAGACAAGAACCTGCGTGAGGGCATTGAGCGTATCAATAATCCCTCTAACTTAGTTATGATTTGGGAGTTCTACGGTTGGTATGACCTTAATGACGATGGGGTAGATGAGAAATGCGTTATTACTATGGCTCCGGATTTTAACAAAGTCCTCCGTAAAATCACCTTGCCGTTTGATAATGGCAAGTTTCCTTTCGTTAAATTAGCCTACGAGTTCACTTCTGACCGCTGGTTTTCCCACAGGGGTATTCCTGAAATCCTGGAAGACATCATCAAAGAAATAGACACCCAGCATATGCAGAAGATTGACAACCAGACTATTCGTAACGCCCCGATGTTCACTTATCGGGCTGGGATGGTTAATCCTAATTTGGTTAAATTTATCCCAGGGCAGGGTATTCCGGTGCAGGGTATGAACCCCATTAACGATACTTTGGCTATTCTTAACAATAATAATCCCAACACCGAGTTCTCTTACGAAAGAGAACAGATGGGCTTACAGGCGCAGGTTGAAGAGTTAATCGGTCAGGTAGATTTTACCTTGCAGTCAATGATTAACAAGAGACAACCTCGGACACTTGGCGAAGTCCAGATGCAACAACAGAATATGCAGAACGTGTTTTCGTTGGACGCTTCTATGCACACCGAGGCATTTACCGATTTATTTAATTGGATATGGGATTTGTGGTGCCAATATGGAAACGATGAATATGAATTTGCTTATTTTGGCAAACAGGGATGGGAAAAGATAAGGTTGACCCGTGAAGAAATACAAGGTGATTATAAAATAAGTGTAAGAGGAAACGACACCAACACTAATCCCCAAGTCAGATTACAGAAAGCCCAGATGGTTATGATGGCGGCAGTCAACCCCATCGCTTTACAAACTGGAGTAATCAAACCTTGGCACTTAGCGGAAGCGTATGATTTGTTGTTCAGGGAACTTGATATACCTGAAAGCCAGCGTTTGCACGAAGACCCGCAACAATTATTCCAACAGGCTCAACAGCAAATGCAGCAACCGCCCCCAGTGGATGTTAAGGTTGGGATGAAAGACCTCGCAGAAGGCGAACAGGCACAGGTAGTTCAGCGTATGGGTATTCAACCCGATATTAAGAGTAGGGAACTTAAATCCCAAGCCAAGATTCAGGAAAAGGATTCCGAACAAGCCAGCCGCCAGATACAAGATTTAGTGGACATAGCCCAGACCATAGGCGGATTAGAAAAGGAGGAAAAGGGTGGAGAATCTGGAGAAGATTAAGGAAGATTTAGGAGCAAGAATAGCAAAGTGCAACCGGATTATCCAAGGGTTGCAAAGCAATGACGCTTTTAACGAGATGCTTTCTGACTTTAAAGACCAGATGAAACGCCTTGATGACTCTTGGCAGTGGATTACCGATGAGAAACTATTAAAGGAAACCCAGATAACCAAGATGGCTTATCTTTCAATAGTAAACTGTCTGGATACTTACAAACACGATATGGAAGAAGCTGACAGACAGCTGATGGAATTGAATAACCCAGATGAGATTATGGGGAAGGATTTTGATAATGCCTAAGAAAATTGAAAATGCACTCAAGAAATCGGGTAGGAAGAAAAATCTTAGCGGTGAGCGTCTTAACGCTTATGTGTATGGTTCTCTGCGTAAGAAATTCGGTTGGAAACCTAAACGGGAGAAAAAATCATATGGATCCTAATCATTTATTAGCTTCTGTTCTATTTTCAGAGACAAAAGATTTAGAATATGCCAAAGGCATAGCCAATGTTATTGGCAACCGATTAAAACGCCCAGAACGGTTTGGCGGGACTTTAGAAGAAGTAGTTCTGGCTCCCTATCAATTCTCTGGCGTAGGAACTGAAGAATTCAACAAGGCGGCAAACTTAAAATTCAAGAATAAGGATGAGGAAAAAATATTCAAGCAATTCTTATCAGTAGCCAGTTCACTCACTAAGGGGACACTTGAAGATAATACCAATGGCGCAGACCATTATGTAAATTTGAAACTTGCAAGACCCAAATGGGCAAAAGTGTATCCTAAAACAGCAAAGATTAAAGACCATACTTATTACAAAGAGGTTCTTAAAAAATAGATTTTAGAGTTTCTCTCTAAGACCCAATCGGCGGGTTAAGCCCGAAGGAGAAAACTAATGGCTGATGAAGTAAAGGATGTTAATACCACGGAATCATCCACCGAGGAAAAAGAGGTCGTTAATGATGCGGGGCAGGAAACCGCTACTGAGGAGACGACCACTCAGGAAACAACCGAGCAAACTCAAGAGGAGAGTAAATCTCAACAGTTCTCACCTGTCGATGAGAAGGGTGTTCCCTGGATGAACCGTTTTTATGAAAGCGAACGCAAGTCCAAGGAACTTTTAGATAACCTAGAAACTAAGATGGGAGAAATCCTATCTAGGCAAACTACGCAGACACAGCAACCAGAGTATACAATCGCACAACTGGAGCAGTTTGCAATGGAGCGACCCGAAAACCGTCCTTGGGTTGAGGAACAGAAGGCAGGGATTATTCAAAAGAATGTAGCTAAGATTGCCCAAAATGAAATAAAGGCAGTTGATGAAAAGAGGACTGCCGAGCAAAAGAAACAAAACTCTTACGGTTATGTCGTTCAGGCATACCCCGAATGTTTTGTTACTGACAATTTTGGCAACAAACAATGGAATAATCAACACCCGATGGTTCAGCAAATCGGTCAACTTATGAACGATAATCGTTTAAAGAATGACCCCGAAGGACTGATGGTAGCGGCTGATATAGCCTATGGAAGGCTGGCTCGTATGCAAAGTGGACAGACCCAGAAAAAAGTCAAAACCCTGCAACAGAATCTTAAAAAAGTTCAAAAGGGAACGATGATTGAGGGTTCGGGACAACAGGAAACCAAGAGTGTGAAAGATGCGTTTACCAAGGCAAAGGAAAATTTGTTAGCCAAGCCTGGTAATAAAGATGCTGCTCGTGATGTTGTGAAAGCGTATTTGAAAAAAAGTGGAGTAATAGAGGAATAATATGGCACAAACGTATACGTATCAAGATGAAGCTCGACGGGAAGATTTACTGGATATTATCACAAATCTTTCACCACGAGAAACCCAGTTACTATCAGGATTAGGGCAATCTACCGCTAAGGATGTTCTGCATCAATGGTTGACAGA